ATGAACTCAATTGGTGTCGCTACTGCTACTTTTACAAAACATGAGTGGCAAACTGATTCTTTAGCATCACCTGCTTCAAACGCACAAATAGAGGGTGATGATTCACCTAATGCAGCAATGTCGGCTACAACTCGTGTTCTCAACTATACACAGATTTCATACAAACCTGTGATGGTTTCTGGAACACAAGAAACAGTTGTTCATGCAGGCGTAAACTCTGAATTAGCTTATCAAGTAGCTAAAGCAGGAAAAGAACTTAAAAGAGATATGGAACTTGACCTTACTGGCAAAACAGATGCTACAGCAGGTTCAGGAAATGGTGGTGCAGCTAGAAAATCTAGAGGATTTGAAAGTTGGACTACAACAAATAACTCTTATGGTTCAGGTGGTTCAAACTCAAGTGGAGACGTTACAGACGGAACACAAAGAGCTTTGACTGAATCAATACTAAAAACAGAACTAAAAAGCTGTTTTGATAATGGTGGTAATCCTGACCTATTGCTTGTTGGTTCATTCAACAAACAAAAAGTATCAGGTTTTACTGGCAACAATACTCGTATGGACATGGCAGAAGATAGAAGCCTAGTAGCAACTATTGATGTTTATGTTTCAGACTTTGGAGAAATTAGGGTAGTTGCAGATAGAGTTCTACGTTCTTCAGGAAGAAGTGCTCTATTAGTTGAAACAGAAATGTTTGCGACTGGTTATTTAAGACCTTTCCAAACAATAGATTTAGCAAAAACAGGTGATGCTGATAAGAGACTACTCTTGACAGAATGGACCTTGATAGCTAAGAATGAAGCTTCATCAGCAACTATTGCTGACTTGACTACTTCATAATATATATTTCTCATAAAAATATATAGGAGGGCGGTATGCTCCACATAGTCCGCCCTCCCCCTTTTTTGATACATTTAATAATGACCTTGAAGAAGGTATCGCTTCGGAACGAG